ATGGCGATAACTTCATTAGCAGTGTTTCTGATCTCGACAAAAGACTCTTTAGCTTGCTTGTAAAGTTCACAGCCAGCTTGGATGTTTTTGACCAAGCCAGCTGCAAGAAGACAAATACTGATTGGATCAATTTCAGTCTCCTATTCAGTCTGTGTTTTTGACAACAGATTAAACATCAATGGGTAGTCAAGTTCAGGGAATAGACCAGTAACCTTACCAACTTGCTTACCACCTTTACCAGCCATATATGCCGCCTCACCAACTAATCGGGGTGATGACCCTGCCAGATAAGCTGCTGTTAATGGGCTGGATAATTGACTAAGAAGTCCAGCAGTACCAATAGTTCCAGCAGCTTGGATTCCTCTAGGAGTTACCTTGCTTAAAGCCTGACCAGCAAGTGCTGGCTTGATCGGGATACCACCACCCAAACTAGGTGATGTAGCCTCAAGTTGACTCACCAAGTTGGCTCGTTGCCCATAGTTTGTAGTTGCGTTATCACGCAATACAGTTTGAAGTTTACGCAAACCAGCATCAGCAGATGCTTTTTTACCTTGAGACAATGATCTTTCAATCTCACGAACTTGCTCTGCTGTATCAGCATAAGCCTTCATTGTTTCAGCATAAGTAGGGGCTTGCTTTTGAATAGTTGACTTTACAGAGTTGTAAATATCCCCAATGATTCCAGTTGAACTTTTTTGATTTATTGGAATATTAGACAAAACATCATCATAGATTTTTTGCTTTAAAGCATCTAATGCTTCAGGCGTATGGAATTCTGCTGGATTTTTTGTTTTCCAATCATCAATAATTTTATTTGCTTTTGCAAGGTATCCAGCAGCATCCTCACTTCTTGCTACACCTTTAAAGTAAACACGATCATTTGCTTTTTGCAATGCAGAATCAATGTCAGTGAAATTTAAAACAGATTTGTCTGCCTTAATGTTGACCATGCCAGAACGATATAAATTCTGTTGTTCTTGAATCATTGCTTGTAAGTTAGACTTTGTATCCTCAAGAACTTGAAGTTGGTCAGCAGTACCACGCAAGTTTTCGGTAAAAGATTTAGCCTTTACACCGCCTTCTTTGCCAGCTTTGTACGCTTCTTCAATAGCCATTGAACCAGCGCCTGTAGTCATACCTAAAGTTGGAGCAACCGATTTAGATGCAAGGGCTATTGGTGATGCTGCTATTCTTAAAGGGTCTGTAACCTTTGCGGCTGTTGACAACACCCTAGATGCTGTACTTGCTTTAGGCAGAGCAGTAGCACCACCAGTAAAGATAAGTGATGCGTCAGATAAAACACCAGCAGGGTCTGTAGCTAATGCTTGTTTTGCACTCTCTACACTTCCATATCTGTTAAGCATAAAAGCGCCAACTTGTTCAGCAGACTTCTCACCTTTAAGGCGCATTTGTTTTGCTAAGTCAGACTCAAAGAAAGGCTCGCCAAGAACCTTTGATGTTGCCCCAACAAACAAAGTTCCTAAGTCACTTGCTGTTTTTATAGGGTCTGAAACAGCTTTAAATACATCTGTTGCCATGTTGTACAAAGAACTTGGGAAGTTCACAACTGCACTAGTTAAAACCTCACCTGTAGACATTGGTCTTTTGGGTTGTGCTGGCTGTGTGGTTGTTGGTTGTGTATTTGTTGGTTGTACTGAAGACGCTATACCTTGCTGACGCTCGTAAGCATCAATCTCAGCGTCTGAGTATCCTGCAGCTTTAGCTTTTTCTCTATCTATTGCCATGATTTATCTCCGTTTATTTTTTCTGCAAGTCAGGACTAGATAAAGGTGGTCTGAATCCTGATGGTTTCAAAATATCCAAGGCAGACTTGCTGTAACCCTGAATACGCAAAACTCCTTCAAGTTTGTTGTATGCCTTTAATGCAATATCTGCTTGTCGTTTAAGGTTGGCTTGAGCCTGAGTAGGACTCATGCCTTTAGTCACCATAGCTTTCTCAAACTCTGCTTTTTCAGGAGCAGTCAAAGCAGCACCAAACAATTCATTCCTAACCCTGTTTACATGATCTTGATACCCCTGCCACCATTGATATAAGTCCACACTCTCAGGGTCACTCAACTTACCAGCAACTAAAACAGCAACTGTTCCAGCGGCATCAGTAGGATAACCAGAATAAGCTGGCTTGAATGTTTCTGATAAATCAACAAGTTTGTCAACTCCAGCAGCTTGACTAGCAAGTTTAGTCCCCTCGGCAAATTTGATTTCTTTACCATCTGCTGCTTGTAAAGATTTAGCTTGTGCTTCTTTGAGTTTTAGTTCAGCTAATTGAATGTTTAATTCTTTTAAAGAATTGCTTGTTTCTCTTGATTGCGCTCTTGCATCTTTCTCTGAGGCATACTTTTGAGCATCATTGTTTATTCTTGTGAGTTTCTCCATCAAAACATTTTGATCTTCAAAATCAAGATTCACAAAATTTCTAGCAAGTTGCTGTGCATAAGGCAAAACTGTTGGATGAATAGCCTTACCAACAATCAATGATTGGATTGCATTGTCAGATGTAGTTGTTTGGGTTGGTATACCTTCTAATGGAACAACCTTCCAAGTCCCATTTGGTTGTCTTTCGGCAAGTTTCTCACCCTTTTTAAGTTCTTTAGTCTCAGGAGCAAACTGCTTAAGAATCGCACGACCTGCAACAGTTGATGCAAGTTTTTGCTCAACTTCCTTATCACGAGTTCCATCAGCTTTGAAAAGAGTCTTAGCGAGTTGTTCAACTCCTACAGATTCAATACTTTGAATCCCTTTAAGTCTTTGGTCAACGATAGTTGCGCCAACTTGACCATAGTTATTTATCAAGTCAGAGACAACACCTTGATCTACAGTTCCATCTGCTTTAATAAGTGATTTTGCTTTTTCAAGTGCTTCTGCTTGTAGAACTCTTGTTCTCATACCCTCACCACGATCAAGCAAAAACTTCTCACGCTCAAAGCCACGAGCCTCTGCAGCAGCAGATTGCTCTTTTGCCTTCATCATCTCATTACGCAACAGGAAAGCAGCCTCTTGATCTCCACCCTGCAATGCCATCTGAATAGCTTGAGCATAGGAGTCAGGGTTAGATGGGTCAATCATCCCAAGCAATTGTTGCCGTTGCGTAATCTTCTGCAACTGTGGGTCTACACCACCAAAAGCACCGCCAACAGCTTGACCAAACTGATAACCAGCAGTTCTAGCACCTAGAGCCGCTTGTTGGAACGGGTCTAACTGCACTTCTCTAGCCGCACGATTCTGAAACTGTGCTAACTGGTTTTGTTGGTACTGTTCAGGAGTAGTGAACAATCCTAAGATTTCGCTTGCCATTGTCTTTTCTCCTTAAGTCGCAAAAACTGATTGTTGAACAGGAACATATTGTCCTGTTACAGGATTAAATGTGTATTGCTGTTGTGCAGGCTGTGCTGTTACACCAAATGCCCTGTTCAATGCACCAGTAACATTAGGACTGTTTGCCGCACCAGCCAACACATTACCTTCTAAAGAATAGGCATTAGCTGGAGCCATTGTGCTTGCCGCATTGATGATACCTGTACCCGTCAATCTTCCAGCCTCTGCCGCACTAGCAGTAGTCTTAGCGCCAATTTGAGTGCCAAGTGTCAAAGGTGTTTGTGCAAGACTCTCAAGACCTGATGATGTATCCATTGCAGTGGTAAATGGTGAATAAGCCGCTGTTTGACCAGCATAGTATTTACCTTGCAATCCAGCACCAGTATCAAACAATCCAGCGCCAAACTTAATCCTGTTTTGCGCCTCTTGATCTGCCTGTGCCGCAAGAACTAAATTGCTCTGAGCCAATGAGTTGTAGTAAGCCGCAAGTTCAGGACTTGTAGCCATCAAGTTACCACCTTGAGCAGTAGCCGCACCAGTACGACCTTGTTGGAACAACTTGTTCTGCAACATAGCAAGTTGATTCTCTTGACTAGGTGCAAGCAAAGCCTGTTGTTTAGAAATGTAGTCTGCCGCAACTTCTTCAGGAGTCTTTTTAAGGTAACTACCTCCAAGGCTAAACAGATTCTGAGCCGCACCAGTTAAAGGCGCATAAGCAGTTCTAGCGCCCTCAATGTCAGTCATGCCCTGACCAGCCAATCTAGACAATCTGTTTTGGTAATCAAGAATCTCAGGGCTTGCTGTATATCCAGCACTAATGACATTACCAGCCGCATCAGTCTGGAAGTTGGAAGAACCAAAACGAGTAGTTACACCAACAGGTCTAAACCTTGCCGAATCTGCCGCAATTCTTGCCGCCTCAATCTGTGCATTAGCTTGTGTTTGTGCCGCTTCTGTAGCTTGCTCAGACTGCAAGTAAGAACCACCAGCACTTAACAAACCTTGAATAGCAGATGGGGCTAATGAAGCTAAAGTCTCTGGCTTTACATTTAAAAAACTAGCCGCTGATTGCAACAAACTTGGTGTTACACCTTGCGTTGCTATTTGACTCGCAATAGCTGAACCAGTTAATGATGCCGCTGAAGCACCACCAGCACCATAAGTACCCGCCGCTTGCGATGCAAAAGGGCTTAAAGCGCCACTTCCTGCCGCCGTACCAGCACCAGCAGTTGCACCTCCTGTCGCCGCACCAGCTTCTGCAAGAGAAACACTAGGACTAAATAAATTACCAAAATTACCAGCGGCTAAATTAGCACCCAATCCAGCCAAAATCATCGGGCCATAATCTTTAGCAACGTCTGATATAAAACCACCCAAACCACCACTGCCAGCTTGCTCATTGGTAGCAGGATTTGCGTTAAGAAATTCACCAGTTGGACTGTATTCGGGCAAAATATGAACTTGATTGTCTGCCCAATATCTTTCTTTAGCTGAAATAGATTTTAATTTACCTTGAGGGTCATAGTTAGCAACTAAGGGAGGAACAGGGAAACCCCTTGCATCTGTTTTAGGGTAATTAGCTGGCATCTCCAATGGAATTTGGTATCCAGTGAGCGTGTTCATGCCCATACCACCACGCTCATATTGAGGTACTGCATTAGTAGGTGGGTTTAGCGTATAGCTGGTGTAACCCCTTCCCTGATACTGTGCGGTAGATTCAAATTGCTTTGGCAAAGCATCAATAAGTTCTTTAGGTAAGTTGGTAGCCATGATATTTTCCTTTAAACAGTACCATTGGCAATCACATTGCCCAACACAGTGAAATTACCTGAAGAATCAATCTTGGCAACAGCAGTAGATGAGTTATAGATGTACAAGACATTGCTTGTCTCTACAAACGAAAAGTTTGTGAAATCACCATCTGCTTTTGTCGCAATAGCAGTTTGAATGTTAGTGAACTCAGTATCAATCTCAGTTCCCTTAACAATCTTACCCGCATTGCCTGAAGCTAAAGAATCTTTAGCCGCAAAATTGGTAGTCTTTGTGTAATTTGCCATGATGTTTCCTTACGCCATTTTGCCGTTTTTGGCTTGAATTTCAATCTTCTGAATGCTTACAGGCGCATTGTTTATCTGCACCTCGTAACCTGTTTGAACAACCTTGCCATATCCACTTGCTTGACCAACCAACGTACTTAACTGAATACCAGAAGAATAGTTGGCAATTGGTACACCATTGTCACCATACTCAGCAGTTCCATACTCAGCAACAGTAGTAACAGGAATATCTAATGTTGTAGAGTAATACTGACCAGAGAAGTCATAACCCCACTTAATGATGAATCCTTGGTTAGAGCCACCAATTACAACAACAGAAATCTTCTTCAGAATGGATGTAACATTTACATTACCAAGGTCTGCATAATTAGTGAAATACTGCATCCGATAAGTAGAAGCATGGTCAAGATATGTTCCATACTTACCAACATAACCATTCTTTCCAATTAGCAAGTCCCCATTACGCTTTGAATGGAAACAAGTAGGTTCAATAGTGTCCCAAGTAGTTACCCTAGCACTTCCATCCTGCAACTGAGCCTTAGTGTCAAACACATAGACTTGTTTTGTTGTTGGTAAGTTCAAGAGATAGAAGCCATTGCTCTCAGAGTAAACAGCTTTGATATTTGTTTGACTTTCAGATGCCACGTTAGTCATCAAGTCATTACGCACATTTTTAGACAAGTCACGCAAAGGCGCTGACTTCTCCTGAATAGTACGCAACAGACTACGAACACCACTGTTTGACAAGAAAATAATGTCTGAACCAGCAGTAGCAATAGAGTCTCTAGACAAGCAACCAATCTCAGCAATTGAGTCATGCAAAGCCATTGTGGATGGTGTTGTAGCACCCGAATACACCAATATCTGACGCTTACCAAAGATAAACAAGAACCCATTATGTGCGCCCAAACCAACAATCTGATCTGCGCCATTAGGCCAAATTCTAGAAACATCTAAAGTACCTGATGTACCGCCTGTCCAGTTATGTCCTGCTAATAAATCAGAAAATGTGATAGTGACATTGTTTGATGCTGTTACAGCTACCCATAACCTACCAAAAGCAGATATTGCTACATTTGCTATAGGAACAGTGCCTGTATAACCAGTTTTTTCGCTAACCCTACGAAAAGTTGTAGTGCTTACAGCGGGGTCATAAATCAATGGGTCATAACCTAATTGGAAGAAATATGTAATCCCATTTAAGGATGCACATTGCCAATCATTTGCTGTAATAGTTGGCGCAGTACCACCCCCCCCATAGGTAAGTTCTACAACAGCATTACCACTATCAAGTTTAAACAGCTTATTGTTACCAGCAAATAAAGTGGTCAACGTGCCATCTACTTGAACCAACTCATGTATAACACCAATATCATTAGCACCTAAAGCACCGCTAGAAGAATTAACTCTAGACCAACCTTTACGAGAGCCAACACGACCATACTGGTCAATCACGCAATTAGTAGCAATAGACGCAAAACCACTCGCTAAATCTAGCGGTGAATCTTGCGTATTTAGCCCATAAAATCCTGGGGCTGAAATGCTAAATAATTGCAGTTGCTGTGTCATACGGCTACAAATTCTTGGTTCTCAGGATAACGAGTGCCTTCCAAAGCAATGTAGTCAGACAACATAGATTTGTATAGCAAATACGCTTCTGATGATGAAGTGCCACCATCCTCACCACGCTCAACTAAGGCACGAGCATAGGCATTTTGAGCAACTAAAACATCAGGTACAGCCACAACAGTTGCATCTAAGGCTAACGTAGCCTGTGGCACTGTTAAGCTAAATGGAATGCTATAAACACCATCAGGTCGAGGATAGATGGTTACCTTAGTGTCGTAGTTAGTATCTACACCATCAAAAGCGTATTCGTATGGAATTCCGCTAACTGGAGTAGAGAAATTCTGCTTTCGGTTCATTGAAGCAAAATCAATATTCTTCATGCCAACATTGCTAGTGACATTGATAACGTCAATAACTTGAAACTTTTGACCAGCGCCAGTTAAGGCATAAGAGTATGTTCCAGCAGTAGTAGACAGGGTAATAGTAGTGCCTAAAACATTCCAAGCAAAAGCATCTTCAACTTGACGTTTTGCATCATTAACAAACTTGCCAATTAATGTTGAATAAGTAGTTTGATTGTTTGTAGTGACAACAGGTTCTCTGAGTCTAATCAGAACATCATTGATAAGTTCAAGGTATGTCATCTGCTTCCAGCCTTTGCTTTGTTCCTTGCGGATATAGCTTTAGCTTTTGTCTTTGCGTCTTCCTTGGAGTTTGCACCCCAAGCCTTCAACGAAAGAAGCAGTCTTGTTGGTTCACCATTCTTGTACTCAGCACCAGCCATGTTGCCCATGCGAGCCAAGAAACTTGCCCTGCGAGGGTTATCCCCCGACTTTACTGGAGGCTTCAGATTACCCCCAGTTTCTGCATTATAAGACGATCTACCCTTGGCGTTCAAGCCGCCTGATTTGTTTTGACCAGCTTTTGTTTGCCAAGTTGGAGATTTCATCACTTCACCTTTTTAGGCTTCTTTGCAGTCTTTGCCGCTTGTTTAAAGTCAGCAGCAGTAGGTGCGGCTTTAGACCCCACCTTGTTCATCTTCTCGCCAGAGCCTTTGGCTATCCGAGCCTGTTTTGCGTTAATGTTGGCGTAAAGTCCCTGCTTCATTTCATCTTCTTCTTAGCTTTACCAGCTTCAGACAAAGCAATAGCAACAGCTTGTTTTGGGTTCTTGACAACCTTGCCGCCCTTGCCTGAATGCAAAGTACCTTCCTTGAATTCACCCATGACTTTCTTAATCTTCTTTTGTGATTTAGTCATCTTCATAGGGTTTCTCCTTAGTACATGATTTTGGCTGTAATCGTGCCTGTAACAAAAACTGTGCAATTTGCTCGCAAATACTTAGGAGCATTAGCAACAGTAACAATGCCGTTAGCAGTCAAAGCAGTGCCAATGGTTGCCCAGTTAGTGCCATCAAGACTACCTTGCAATGCAACAGTAGCTGAAGTAATGCCAGAAACTTGCAAGAATGCTGGTTGACCAGAATCAACTTGAACAGCTTTAGATTCACCTGTAGCGACAACTGCGTTCAGGAGTGTGATTGGAGTGGTTAAAGATGCCATTATTTGCCTCTTGAGGATTTCTTCATCATGTTGGTAGCAGTCCTACTACCCTTCATAGGCATACCTTTTGGTTTACCAATAGCAACCATGACAGTTACGGGAATACCCTTTTTCTTGCCGTATTCTTTTGCTTCTTTTTCCCCTTTTTCGGTGTAGGGAAACTTCTTTTTTCCAACTGAAGGCATAGTGTTCTCCTTATTTCCAGAGTCGATCAGCAACAAAGGTAATAACACCGCCCATGAATGAAGCGATTGTCATACCCATCCAAAAACCACCTTTGCCTTTATTGGCAAGTTCAAGTAATGACTTTACATCGTGACTCAATTGAGTTACTTGACCATGTAGAGTCTCTACTTGAGCCTCTAACCTACCAAAGTCTCTTGCGTCAATATCAGACATTTGCAACCTTTCGGGGTCTTCCCATACGCTTAATTGATGGAATTACAGGCGCAAATGCGGTATCTGTTCTAAGTTCTGATTCTACAGACTCTATGGTTACTTCTTCATCTACCAACACATAACCTTGATGACCCTCCATAGAGTCAATATCATGTTGGAGGGTAAAAGTCACACAATTACCCGATTGAAGACAACGAAAAGTAGCCATAAAACCCTTTAAATGAGAAAGGGGGGACTAGCCCCCCCATCATTAAACTACAGCACGACCAATGATAAGTTGTAATGTAG